AGTTCTCCTGCTGGTGGACCTAACACAGTTATACAAGGAGCAAGCTAATGTCCATAGTATCTCGTAAAGTAGGTGGTAAAATTAGATTAAAAGAAAAAGATGCAAGAAAAGATAAGATGTCAACCTCAAAAGACATGAAGATGTCAGACTCAAAAAAATCTAAAAAAGAGGGACCGGGCATTCGCATAGTAGATGGAATAACTTTTGACACAAAAACTAAATCTATGTTTCCTACTGAAGAAAGAAAAAAAGGTGGCAAGGTTATTAAGAAAAATATGTCTGGAGATGATTTAGTACGAAGCTGCTATGACTAATCGCTCTAGTATAAGAAAACAAGTTACTCGCCCCGGCAAGGTAAAAAAAGTAATGGGTGAGTATAAACGGGGCAAACTTAAAAGTAGCTCTGGTAAAAAAGTTAAGAATCGTAAACAAGCCATAGCTATCGCACTTAGCGAAGCAGGACGCAAGAAACGTAAAAGGAGAAAGTAAATGCCGGGACCACATACACTTATTAAACGGCCCCATAACCTTGATGAGATCGTAGGTCGTCCTACAGGCCAAGGCTATGGTGCTGCACGTAAAGGACCACAAGTAAAAGGACCGCCTCAAGATGTTGTAGTTGATGAAGACTATGATGAAGGTAAATCTTTTAAAGTGGAGGATTAAATAATGAGTCAAGCACTTCTTACAAAGTTTCGCAAGGCTAGACAAGGTTCTTCAGAACAAAAAGAAATTCTTCGTAGAGCTAGGAATGATATTCGTAGAGCTAAACTATTAAATAAAAAACCTAGTTCTGCTTTAAAAACTATTATTAAAGAGTTTAAACCTGAAACTAAAGCTCAACTTAAACAAAAGCAAGCTCTTGCCGCAGATATGGGTATAACTCTAGCGGCTGGCCCTATTATTGGTAAAGCTGTAAAAGTAGGTCGTGCTGGAGTAAAAGCTGGTCGTGCTGCTTTAAAAGGAAGACAAAAAGCAAAACAAGCTGCTGAAAAAACACAAAAGGTTGCTCAAACTGCTAACAAAAATAAAAATACTAAATTGCCTGTGGTGATACCACCTGTACCAAAAAAATTAAGTAAATTAGGTGCTACTATTACTGGTGCTGGTGCTACGGCAGTCGGTGCTAGAGAGCTTCTCAAAGATAGTAAACCGGGACCAAAACGAGCAACAGCAGCAGCAGCAGCTAAAGAATCTGCACCTAGACCTAAACTGAAAAAACCACCAGCACCTACTACTACTACTACTAAAAAACAAGAACCACCTAAAAGACCAGTTCAAGGGCCACCAAATAAACCTAAGAAAAGATTTGAACCGGGAGTTCGTTACATAGATACTATTTTTGGTAAAGTAAAAGTAGATAGTTCTGAAAAAGGTATGTTTGGAGATCTTGAAAAATATGGAGATGGTGCTATGGAAATTTATGATGATCCAGTAAATATGATAGTAAATAAATCTAAAGGTGGAACAGTAAAGCGTCGCATGGGTGGTAAGGTGCGAGGCTATGGTAAGGCGCTTCGTGGTTACTAAAGAATTTCTTAAAAGTTATAATAAGTCTGTAGAGGAAGGGTACGATGACTATACTCTTATTGACTTCTCAGAAACTAGACCAGATAAGAATGACTACGAAGACTTTCAAGAGTATATCAACGATCTATGTAAATATTTAAAAAACAAATTTAGGTACACACATGGCAGTAAAGAGAAAAAGAAAGCCTAGTAATATGAAAGGCATTACTGTTGGTCGGGGCATGAAGCGTCCCACCAAGGCTGGTGCTGGTATGACTAAAAAAGGTGTAGCTAAATATCGTAGACAGAATCCCGGTTCTAAACTACAAACTGCCGTAACAGAAAAGAAACCAAGGACTAAATCAAGGGCCGCAAGACGTAAATCCTATTGTGCAAGATCAGCGGGACAAATGAAGAAGTTTCCAAAGGCTGCACGTAACCCTAACAGTCGGCTTAGACAAGCTCGTAGAAGATGGAGATGCTAACAAATAAATGTCCTATTTAATTTCTAATATCCCACACTTTAAGTGTTGGGTGCGTAAAGAGTTTACTAGTAACCATGAAGAATATGAAGGAGAATATTTACATGCATTAGCATTTGCAGTAAATACTATACCAGATAGATCATTAAGTTTTCAGGTAGTATTTACTGGATGTGATGAAGAAGAAAATATACATGGCGGTGCAATGTGGGCTAGAATGCCAATAGCTGCTTTGGTTGCAGATACAGAGTTAGATGAATGGCCGGAACTAATGCCAACACACTTTGCCCAGCCGTGGGACTGTTCTTCCAGAAATCATGCCGTAGTTGTTCTTGATAGAGTATCTTCAAGTCCTTGGGTATGTAAAATAAATGGAGAGTTCTACACAGGTCGTTATATGTTTACTATAGATTATACTGATAGTTATATTTCAGATGATCCTGCACAGCATAAACAATCACATGTATTAGAACTTATAGATGCAGATGAATTTACAGGTAACATTGTGGCGTTACCTAATAACAGAGTTAGAGTAACTAACCCTGCTTTGTGGGTCACAGGTGAGGGTGCGCCAGACTTTGCACCAAGTCAATATATACACTCAGCAGAAATAGATAACAGTTATATGAACCCTAATATTACTTTTAACAACTTATATGCAGAGGAGATTGAAGATGGCGATGAAGAGGACGAAGAATAGGTCTAAAGGCGGTGTTGTCCGACGCCAACGTGGCGGTGGTATGAAAATGACCAAGTACAAGTCTAAAGGTGGTACTGTGCGTCGTCAACGTGGTGGCGGCATGAAAATGACCAAATATAAGTCTAAGGGTGGCACTGTTCGTCGTCAACGTGGTGGTGGTATGAAGATGACCAAATATCGCTCTCGTGGTGGCCGTGCAAGGTAATGCGTAAAAAGCGTGATCCTAAAGTTGGTACAGGAAAAAAGCCTAAAGGTTCTGGACGCAGACTTTATACTGATGAGAATCCAAAAGATACAGTTAGTATAAAGTTTGCTACTCCAGCAGATGCTAGGGCTACAGTAGCAAAGGTTAAACGTATAAATAAACCTTATGCTCGTAAGATACAGATACTAACTGTGGGAGAACAACGTGCCAAAGTTATGGGTAAAACTCAAGTAGCTTCTATATTTAAAAAAGGTAAAGAAGCTATACGAAAAGCAAGAGGTAAAAATGTCAGCCGTAAAAAAACGTAAGACTAAACCAAAATCAAAAAGTAGCAAGTCTCCCAAGCCCAAGAACCCTGCTCTGTATGCACGGGTAAAGGCAGAGGCTAAACGTAAGTTTGATGTATATCCTAGTGCCTATGCTAATGCTTGGTTGGTTAGGACATACAAGAAGCGTGGTGGTACTTACGCATGAGCTTGAAAGAATGGTTTGGGAAAGGTCCAAAAGGAGATTGGGTGGACATTGGTGCGCCTAAAATTAAGGGCAAGTTCCAAGCCTGTGGTCGTGCGTCCACAAAATCAAGCAAAAGAAAATATCCAAAGTGTGTGCCAAGAGCCACAGCTAAAAGAATGACTGCTGCACAAAGAAGAAGTGCAGTTGCAAGAAAAAGATCAAAGGCTCAAGGTGTTGGTGGTAAGCCTACCAACGTCAGAACATTTGCCAAAAAGAAAACAACTAGAAAAAGGGCTAAAGCATAATGGCAGTTTCAGGAACATATGACTTTAACCTTGACATAGATGAGGTTATACAAGAAGCTACAGAGATGATTGGGGGTGAAGATACTCTTGGTCATGAACCTGCTTCTGCTCGTCGCTCTATAAACCTTATGCTTAAAGATTGGCAGAACAGGGGTGTGCTTCTTTGGACAACTTCTGTTTCTAATGTAACTGTATCTGCAAGTCTAGCTAACTATTCTTTATCTTCCTCTACTGTAGATGCATTAGAAGTTGTTATAAATAGAGATGATACAGATTTACAGTTGGAGCGTATAACTCCTGAAGAGTATCTTCTTATACCTACTAAAACACAAAAGGGCCGTCCTAATCAATATTCTATACGTAGAGGGCGTGATAACCCAGTGCTATCTTTATGGCCTCTGCCCGATAACTCTACAGACATACTAAAGCTTGAGATTGTCTCAGAACTTCAAGATGTAAATAAATCTGCAATACAAAATGCAGACTTGCCTAAAAGATTTTTTTC